CCGCTCCTCCACGGTCATCACACGGATGCCGAGCACCAGCGGCTTGCCGGTGGAATCCTTCCACTCCTTCACCGTTACCTTCAGCACAGACAGGTCGTCCGATGCGAGGATCTGTGCGGCGAGTTCTTGCACTGTCAGGGCCATGAGAATCTCCTAGGCTTGGACTCTGAGCGTGACGCCGTAGCGGGTCACGTCGTTCACCACGCCTTGAAACGTCAACCTCTCAAGCACCGCCGTGGCACGGTAGGCAAACCCGCCGCCAGCAATCGTGACGAGCGAGCGGACGCCGTAGTTGGCAGTTGAGACGTTGGCCGTTGCAAAGCACGACATCTCTATAGTGCCTAGGTCAAGCGTCCACGTACTGGCGCGAGCCAATGGCAACGCACCGCCGTGGGTCACGCGCAACTCTGAGACTTCGCAGAACGCCACGCCGTTCCACGTAGCAGTGACGCCAGACGCATAGGTAGCCATGACGGTCCTCCGTCAGGCTTACCGCTCGAGCTTGATCGTCGCCTGGCCTCGGATGGCGTCCTGCGTGGCGAGCGTCAGCGTCGAACTCGTTACGGTGCCGTTCTTGCTGCTCACGCCCGTAAGGGCCGAGCCACCGATGGTGAGAACAAACGCTCCGGTGCTCTTGTCAGCGATGAACGTTTTTCCAATGTAGTCAAACGTGACGCTGCGGCCGGTTTCGCCAGAGGCGGCACCAGCAAGCGGAAGCTCAAGAGTCTTGGCGGTTTCGCCGGCAGTCTGGCCGAGATGCGATACGGAAATCTTGTCTTCGTCCGCCGTTGGGTCGGTGGCACTGACAACCACGTTGGTGACGGTGTAGGTAGTGCCGTTGAACGAGAGAACTGTGCCGGAACCGTCGTGCGGGGTCTCGAAGGGCATCGCTTAAATCTCCTGCCAGAGGATTGAGTACTGCTGTTGAACGGTCAGGATGGGCGGCAAGTCACCGCCAGCCAGTTGAACCACGCCGTCTGATTCGGTGTCCAGCGACACGTTTCGGACGCTCACGTAGTTTTCCACGGAGGTGCCGTATCCATCCAGAACCGAGCGGCACTTGTCAGCGATGTCTCGGGCCTCGCCGTACGTCTCGGCGTACACGTCCACGGCCAGCAAAACCGTTCCCATTCCCATCGGCCCAGATAGAGACTGCGACCGCTGGACGGCGGTGCGACGCCAAGTGATGAACGGAAGCGACGCCGAGGCCGGGGCCACGACGGGGTAGACACGCTGGCCAACCAGGGCGGCCACCTCGGGGCTCTGCACCAAAGCGTTGGCAAGCAGCTGCTCGGGGCTCTTAAGTGGCATGGCTACTCTCCGATGACGCCAGTGATGGTTCCGCTGCCGCTGGTGGCAACCTTCGCCAGAGCGGCATCTAGCGAGATGCTGAGCTCACGGTTCAGGATCTCAGCGACTTGGTTGCGGGTCTGGGCGAATGCCGTCTGAATCGGAGGACGGCCAGCACGGCCACCGGCTGGATTGGCTGGGATTCGTATGGCTCCCTGGCCTTTCTTGCCCTTCATAAAGAACCCGTATGGCTGGCGTGTGCCGTCATCGTTCAACGGCTTCACGCCACGGGTTCCAAGGCTTGAGGCGATAACGGCCCCCTGGCCAGCTTTGACTTCGTGACCGAGAACAACGGCAACCTTGCCAGACTTCATACGGCGAACGTGCGATTTCCGCATGTATGGCTTATTTGAAAAAGCCTGCACCACACGCTCCTTGGTTCCAAACTCCAGCCACCACTGATGAAAGCCACGCTCCTTGCCGAGCCGCACGCTGCCGGGGCCGGTCGTGCCTTTCTCTTTGGACGATTGCCGAAAGCCGATAAGGCCAACGGCCGCACCGTCTTTCGGATACTTCACCACTTTGTAATGGGCGGCACGCAGCAGGTTGCCGGTTGGCCCCACTGGCGTGACTTCACGCAGCCGCAGATACGCCGGCCAGACAGCACGCTCCAAGGCATCGCCGAGGATGTCGGCCAATCCTTTTTTGCCGTCAGAGCCAAACAGGTTGGCAAGTGCCTTCTGCTTCTCGGTCAGATCCGAGGCGTCGAGGCTAATCGTGATGAATGCCACTAGGTCGCCTCCTGGCACAGCAGCTCGTGCTCAGTGCGGTTGCCGTGCTCGAGCAGGCTGACGATCTCCAGCGTGCGGCCACGCCACTGCAATCGCATCTGCTGCGTCAGGCCGGACAGATACCGCATCCGCACCCGATGGCTGGCCTCGGTCTGCTGCTGGCCCTGCAGGAAAAACTCACGGGACGAAATGCCTTCGACGCTGGCCCAACGGGTGGCAAACGTGCTCCACGTCTGCACGGCTTCGCCCAGGCTGTTCCGGTTGTCGGACGCCTGCTGAACGGTTACACGCTCACGGAGCTTGCCGATGTCCATCAGTCGTCTGCCCAGATGATGACGGTGTAGGTGCCAGTGGTGTCGTGTGCCATCAGTTGGAGCACAGGCTGCGTGCCGTCAAGGTTCGTCACGGCGGCCTCCCCGCTCTTCGACATCAGCCGAAAGTCCGTTGTGCCGGATTCGTTCAGCTTTCGTGGCGTCGAGCCTGACCACGAGTAGGCCAGCTTCCGAGTATTCACCAGCGACACGACAGCCCCGGAGGCGTCACGGTAGTTCGTAAAAGTCAGCGTCGTGGCGGCGGTGCCGGCAGTCCCAGTGATACGCACCACCTGGCCGCTGGTGTATCCATTGGACGATTCCAACGACAGCACCTTGAGCCGGGCGGTGCCAGACTTGTCGTGGAAAAGAGCGTCAACAGTGATGCGGCCGTCGATGCTCATTGGTTGTAGATCAGCACCGTGTAGTTAGACGTGCCGGCCTGTCCAGACACGTAGAGATATTCCTGCTCGTCGATCTCCGTCATATTGACTTGGTCAACGCTTGAGCGGATGCGTACGTCACCATTTGCCTGCCACAACTGCGCCCCGTTTCCGCTGGCCTTCAGTGCCACACGAAACGCAGACAGCCCAATTAGTTCACCGGACGCATTGCGGTATCCTGTCTGGCCCAGATCAATCGCCGTTGGAGTCTCGCTGCACGTTCCAGATACCATGGCAACGAAGCCGCTGTCGTATCCAATGCTTGAGCCGAGCGTCAGCACATTGATTGCGTTGGTGCCGTCCTTATCGTGGAACAGCACGTCAACGCTGATGCGGCCTTCTACGCTCATCGGTAGGAGCCCCACTTCTGCGATGACAGCAGGGACTCGACGGCAAATTCAAGTTGCTTGCTGATGCTGCCCACAAGCACGGTGCTACGGTTCTCGTACCAGAAACCGACGAGCATCAAGATGGCATGGCGGATTGCGGCTGGCACACTAGATCCGGCAGCCCCGTACCCTGCCCACCACGTCACGCTCACGGCATTGTCATCCATCAAGTGCGGAGGCCACGTTTGGCCATACAGCGTCTTCACCGCCCCTGGCGTGCTGTTGCGGTCCACCCGGTAGCTGGCCGTGGAGTAGGTAGCCGTCGTGCCGTTCTCGTAGGTAAACGTCAGGGCCACAGCCGTCGTGGTTCCAGCGGTCGCCATCGGCGGCCGTGGCAACTCAATGTCGTGGGTTCCATCTGGCGGGAACGAATCAAACCGCATCACCCACTGCGTATTGACCAGCGTGCGGTCTAGGTACTGCTCGCACCACTCACGGCCGGCAGTGATGAGCGTGCCGATGTATGTGTCATCGTCGCTCGTATCAACCCGCAGGTGGGCCTTTGCCTCGGCTACGGTGATGGGCTCAACGGCTGGCCCGGTCTGGCGTGTCAGGCTTCGATACTGCACGGCGTCGGCTCCTCTTCGGCGTGGCGTCTGCGGTTTCTACGTCGTGCTCGATGGCAGCCGTTTCAATCAGCGACGGCTGGTTGTCTTCGACGGCCACACGCTGTGCGAGCAGCTGCGTGGTGATGCCGCCAGGAAGCTCAGCCGTCTGGCCCTTGCGGTATCCACGCCACGCTCGGGTGAACTTAATCTTCGGCATTAGGGCACGCTCCATGCAGATTCGGGACGTTTCCCGGTGTTTGTGAACTCGGTTGTCCACTGAAAAACAGGGCCGGCGAGTTGCTTCCCTGGCCACGTCACGACGTACTCGCCGTGGCCCAGCACGACACGGGGAGAGACGAAGACACGGTTGCCGCTGTCTCGCCAGTTCCGCCACCACCAGATGTCAGGATCGACGCGCCCGTCGTTCCACGAGCCATGCGGGTCTGGCTTGCTCCAGAACCATGGCTTCTTCGCACGCTTGAGTGCGGCCGTGCTAATGACGGTGCATCCGAAATGTGCGGTGTCCACTTCCTGCACAGGCTCCGCAAACCACGACGTAGGCACCGCCGTGTGTCCTTCGTCTGGCGGATCGTCCAGCGTGCCCTTCAACGTGAGCATCGGGCGGCCGTCTTCTCGCTTGGTCTGCAGCCCCGTGATGGCGTCACATTGAAACGTCATCGCCATGGCGAAGAGCGTTTCCACGTCCTCCTTCGTGAAGAACGTGTCGTAGTCAATCGCTAGCAGGTACTCGGCTTTGTCGATGAACTGTTCCATCACCCTGGTGTTGACTTGATCCCAGAACGCACCAGTGCCCATCGTAGGGCGAATGCCGAGCGGCATGAGTGCCTGGGCCCATGCGAAGTGATTGGCCGTAAACGAGAGCCTAGGCATTGACAGGATGGCTTCGACTCGAATGTCAACTTCGGTGCCACCTACCTTGACCAGCATGCGTGCCTCAAAAAAGAGAGCGGGCGGCCCCGTCGTGGAAGCCGCCCGCTCAAGATTGCAGACCCGTCAAGCCGTCAGGATCACGCACCCACGAGGCCGATGATTGGGCCGGCCACGGTCGAGGTGCCGAGGTTGGCGTGCGTGATCGCCACGCGAGCCACCGCACGGATAACCGTCTGGTCGCTCAGGAAGTTCACCTGGTCGCTGCTGGCGATCTCGATGGCCTGGCGGATGCCGTAGTAGCTCGAGTTCGCCATGTTCCCGTACAGGGCCATGATCGCACCCGTCGAGTCCGCACCGCTCGGGAGCCGGTCGGTGAGGACCACCGGGCTGCCGAGGAAGGTCGGACCCATACCAGCCGTCATGCCGACCGACCCGCCCTGGGCGAGGTCGAGGTTCTGCATGCAGCTAGCGAAGAAGTACGGCGAGCAGAACCACTTCGCCCCAGCCCGGCTGTGCTGCGGCACCGCAGCCATCATCGCCAGCAGGTTGGCCTTGGTGACTTCCTCGGGCGTGTCACCGGCAGCCGTCACGAGCGACGCTGCGTAGGTGGCAGCCGAGGACGCCAGAAGGCCGCCCGTGTGGCTGGTCACAAGGCCAGCGACCGCAGGGGCGTTGCTGGGGTTTCCGCTCCACGCAGCCGCTTCCACGGCGTTGCTGAGCGTCAGCGACAGCTCGGCAGCGATCCAGTCGGCGATGGACACAATCGAGTCCTGCAGGAGCTCCGACGCGATCGTCACGGCCCCCGTGACCTTCTTGGCCGTCAGCGTGACCTGGTTGCTGGTCGGGTCGCTGGCAGTGATCGCCGAGTTCTCGTCGATCCAGTACGCAGTTGCACCGGCAGTCCGGCGAGGGAAGAGCAGCACGTCGCTCGGCATCACCACGTTGGTGGCGTTCTGAGCAAAGGCCGAGTACTGGTCCACGAGCCGAATCACGGTCGAAGACAGAACGTCAGGCACGAAGGCCGATCCGGTCGTTGCGCCGGTCGAGCCCTGAGCACGGGCCTCGACGCCGTGGTCCTGGCACCACCGCTTGGCCTCCACGTCGCCGCCCTTGGCCTTGAACCACATGCCAACCGAGTAGGCGTCCTTGGCGTTCTCAAACGCACGGAGCCGGCCAGAGAACGGAACCGCTTCGATGCGGACCTTCTCGCTTCGCTCTTCCTTCACCTCAGGAGCG